TTAGTATACTTTTCCATTATTGGTAAAGTTCTAAGTAATAAAGTTTCCATTGCTATATCTGCATAATGAGAATATGTATTAGGTACTTGTTTATCTGCCCATGTTCCCCATTCTTCTGTAAAATTTGAAATATATCTTTCATCAAATAAAATTCTAGCAACTTGTCTTTTCATTAAAAAATAATTATATACAAATGTTGCTAATTCTTTTGGAACAGCTTCTTTGATAACGCAATATTTATTTTTTTGGAAGCTCATTATTTGCACTCCTTTCTTTTGATATTGCTGTTTCAACAACTTTAATATTCCAATGTATAAATCTAAATGGTTCTAATCCTGAATCTACGGCAAATTCATGAGGAACATAACCTGGAAATATAATCATTGTTCCTGGTTTAGGTTTAAAATGAACTTGATTAGATGCTAATGTAACTTGTTCTGGATTTTTCATGAACAATTTTGTCATTTCTGCACCAGGTCTTGGATCATGAAATATTGGAAAAGATGTTTTTTCACTACATTTTAAAAAATAAAATCCTGAAACATGTTGATTCCAATGTTGATGTGTAGAATGGTGGCCACCACCTTTTTCACTAAATTCTTGTACCCAAAATTCTGTAAAGTGTAAACTATGATCTTTTAAACTAAAACCTTGCCAATCTAAAAATTCATATGATCTTTGTCCTATAAATTGAACTAAGTCTTTTGCTTTTGGATCATTAGAAAAACTTTCACTATGATAAGATAAACCAAATGTTCCTGTATTTTTTTTCCATTGTGGTTCATTTTTTAATTTATCTTTTAAATTTTTTTTAGCTTTCTTAATATACTTATCTGTTAATTTAATTGTATTTTTCAAAAACATAGGTGCTTCTGCTACCCATGCTGGTGTTTGAAAATAAAATGCAGATTTAAAATCTACATGCCCTTTTGGTTTTTGAGCTGTACTACTTCCCCCTTGTATCATACTATTTAAATGGCCTCCCTAAGTTCCATATTACTAATGAATAACGTGTGCCTGATGTTACTGGTTTGACTCTATGCCAAACAAACGAGGGGAATACTACTAAAGATCCTTTTGGTAAAATTTGTTTACAAACATGTATATTTGGTTTTTTATCAGGATCTTGATCTCTTAAATCAAATTCTAACTCACCACCTTTATAATCTTTTGAATCACTTAAAGATACTGTTACAGATAATTTTCTAATCTTACCTTGTGTTGGTCCAGGTTCTGCATATGGTTTATCCCATGAATCACAATGCCAATCATAATATTGATTTAATTTATATTTTGTAAATTGACATGATTCAGAATAATCCCATTCAAAATTCCAACCAGCATTTCTATTTGCTTGATGTATGTAAGGTTGTATTTCTTTGTAAATCCATCTATCATTCATCCAAACAATATTAGAATCTCTTTTTTTCTTAATATTATTTATTTCATCATCTGTTAATGGATCTTTTCGTAAATCTCTATCTCTACCATAACCACCTGTAATTGCCTGTTCTTCTCTTTGCTTTTCTGCTTTACCATATTGTACAATTAAATCACATATTCTAGGTGGTATAGCTGATTGAAAATAATAATAATAATTAGATAAATTCATAATTTATAGTTAATAATACATTCATTTGTTTAGATTTATTTTCTGTAATAAAATATCTCTGAGTAGAAGGAAACATATAAAAATAATTATTTTGTATTGGTATATGCCAAGTTCTATATTTTCTTCTATTATCATCATATTCTATTACAAGTTCACAAGAATCTTTGCCTACAAATGTACCATAAACTAATGTATAGTCTGGAGAGTTTCGTAAATCTACAGGATCAACTTGATGTCTTATAAAAGATTTTTCTTTAGGATTATAAACATTTCCATGTTGAGATTTATGTACTAAAGTAAAACCATATTCTGATCTTACATGATCTCTAATGTAATCTTGTAACCATTGTAAAGGTTGTGAAAATGGTATATTAAAATCATCATATGAATAACTTTTGCTATTATCAGTAACTCTTTTGTTATCTATAAAAGATGAAATTATATCATTTTTAATTTTATCTCTATCAATATCAAAACCTTTAGGCATATCGATAGGTCCATATATCAGAGGTATTTCTGATAGTGTTATTTTTTCCATATATATATTATACACTCCTATTAAAAAAAGTCAATATTAAAGGGGTATATTTATATATTATCTTTCTACTTTATCCCAAGCACCTGTAGATTCATTCCACTCATATACATGAGTATCTTGTTCTTCTTCAGATAACTCTGGAGCATCACCAACTGGTGATTGCCATCTTGCTTCTGCTGTATTAAGAACCCAACTAGCATAAGGTTTTTTTGGTAAGAACAAATCATTATCCTCATCATAAATCATACCTATACCTGCATAGTTACCTCTTAAAGGTGTTCCACCATTCTTATGTTGTCCACCATATGTATTGTAAGATGTTTTTTTCCAAAGAGGCCAGCTGTGGATATTTTCCAAAAACTGTCTGCCTACTTCTTCATCTTCAACACCATCAGCATTTTGACAATCTTTATCAGCTACAACGTGTACCGCTATAACTTTATTGTTTGCTCCTAGTTTAGCATAATGTGCCATTGTTTTTCTCCTCTTGTTAAATTAATTATTGATATCTGTATCTAATCATTACTATACCACTTCCACCTGCACCTGATGTTGTTGGTGGATTTTCACCAATTGCTCCTCCACCACCACCAGTGTTAGTTGTTCCTGCATTTCCAGAACTTGTATTAGTACCAGTTGCTCCTCCACCTGCTCCACCTGAGCCTCCACCACTTGCTTCAAAACCAGCTCCACCACCGCCCGCAAAATATCTTGTTGGTGTAACAGGGCCAGTTGTCCCATAACTTGGGGCTGTTGGTCCAACAAATGGATTAGCAATATAAGAACCTGCCCCTCCATTTTCATCAGAGCCTGCTGCTCCAGCTCCTCCCCCACCTCCACCATGTCTTCCTGGTGGGGATTCAGGTGCTGCGGAACCAAGTCCTCCATTATTACCTTGTGGTGGACTAACTGGTGGTACGTTACCCGCACCAAAATCTCCTGGTTGGTTAAAATTACCTCCACCACCTGAACCTCCATCTCTTGATAATGGTCTTCCTGGACCCGAACCTCCGCCACCTCCACCAGCAGATGAGATTGAATTAAAAGATGAAGCACTTCCATCATTTCCTGCACATGCACTGCCTGCATAATTTACTGCCGCACCACCACCACCGACTACTATTGGAAAAGATGCTACTGAAACTGTTGAACCTGCTGGTGCTGATAAGGGTGAATTACTTCCAGGAGCAGATGAAAATAATCTAAATCCTCCTGCACCACCTCCTCCACCTCTACCTGTGCCACCTGAACCACCTCCTGCAACAATTAAATAATCTACTGCATTAAGTGCTGAACAACCTGATATTCCAGAAACTGTAAAAGTTCCATCAGATGTAAAAATATGTGTTTTAAAATTACCACATGTAACTGTTGCGTTACCTCCACAAGCAGCAACAAAAGCAGAACCTGTTACATTAGAAGTTGAATCATGAATATCTTGCCAACCTTTAGTTCCATCTACATAAATTAAAGTTACTGATTGTGATTCTGTGTTTAATGTAGCATCTTCACATTGACCATTAATTTTAGAACCACCTCTACCTATTGTTACATTATTAGTATCCCAAGTATTTGCATAATCTTTAAATGCTACAATATCACCAGCTGAAGGTGAACTTGGCAATGTAACTGTAATTCCTCCACTAGTTGTATTTATAAAATATCCTTTACCTGAAGCAACTGTTAACGGACTTGTTTTTGCAGTAGTACACCAGTCTACTGTACCTGTTCTACCAAATCCTGATTGACTAGCACCGCATGCTAATGTAATTGTTTTTCCAGATTCACCAAGTGTTATAGTGGATCCTGATCTTGTTGTAATTGTATTTACTTTAATTGTACTTGTCATATGTTACCTATTGAAATTTATATCTTATCATTATTATACCTGAACCTCCAGCAGCTCCTTGACCTGAACACCTTCCACCAGCAGCACCACCACCAGTGTTTGTTGTTCCATTAACACCTTCGTTGTTAGTAGCTGTTCCACCACCACCTGCTCCTCCAGCTCCTTTTGTTCCATCAGAAGTGCCTCCACCTCCTCCAGCAAAATATCTTGTTGAAGATACTGGACCTGGAGTTCCATAAGATGGAGCTGTTGGTCCAACAAAAGCATCTGCAATAAAACTACCGATACCACCTGCACCGCCTGCATGAGGACTAAATGTTCCTGCTGAGCCTGCTGCGCCTGCTCCTCCACCTCCGCCTGATGCTTGTGAACCATCACTACCACCTGGTCCTGTTCCTGCTCCTCCATCATTTCCTTGTGGTGGACTTACTGGTGGAGTATTACCTGTTCCACCTGCATTTGGTTGTGGACCATCAGGATCACCACCACCACCTCCTGATCCACCAGGATCACCCTGACTATCATTATAACCACCACCAAAACCTCCAGCAGTAGATGTTATACTTGAAAATACTGATGGATTTCCATTTGAACCACTATTAACTCCTGGATTAGGATAAGTTGCACCAGCACCGCCAGCTCCTATCGTAATAGGATAGGCTTGAGCAGATACAGGTAAACCTGATGGGTTTGCTAAAGGTGAAGTTGTTGGCGCTGGTAAACTTAAACTATTAGCCATTCTAAATCCTCCAGCTCCTCCTCCGCCACCGCCTGATCCTGCTTGACCTGAACCACCAGCACCTGCAACAACTAAATAATCTACGGTATTGTTAGGTGCACTTGTTGCTATAGAATTAACAGTAAAAGTTCCTGAACTTGTAAAAACATGAGTTTTAAAATTCCCACAAGTAACCACTGCATTTCCACCGCTAGCACAAATAAAATTTTCACCGACAAATCCTGTTCCTTCTTCAGTAGATTTCCAACCTTGTGTTCCATCTACATAAACTAAAGTTAAACTTTCATTATTTGTATCTCTTGTAGAATCTGCACAGCTTCCATCTAATTTTGAACTATTTCTACCGATTGTTACTGCTTTACAAGCATCTCCCCAAGTGCCAGCATAATCTTTTATAGCAACTATATCTCCTGCTGATGGACTAGCAGGTAATGTAATGGTTACTGCCCCACCTGATGTATTAACAAAATATCCCTTACCACTTACAGAAGTAAAAGGTGAAGTTTTTGCCGTTGTACACCAATCAACTGTACCTGTTCTACCAAAACCTGATTGACTAGCACCGCATGCTAATGTAATTGTTTTTCCAGATTCACCTAATGTTATGGTGCTTCCTGATCTTGTTGTAATTGTATTTACTTTAATTGTGCTCATATGTTACCTAACTAATTTTGATATTTATATCTAATTATTACTATTCCTGATCCTCCTGAACCACCTGTAAAAGGTGGGCTTGAACCAGATGCTCCACCGCCACCACCGCCAGTGTTAGCTGTTCCTGCAGTACCTCCACCTGAACCACAACCAGCTCCTTTTCCACCACCGCCAGCTCCACCAGCACCTCCTGCATCATTATGGGGAGAAGTTGCACCTCCTCCACCACCGCCAGCTCTTGCTGTTGGTGTTGCGTTGATTGATGATGTAGCTCCAGCACCACCAGCACCACCTGCACCGCCTGATCCAGGATTTGATGAACCTGCAACAGTAGCACCACCGCCACCACCTGAACCATCACCACCATTTGGTGGACCACCAGGAGCACCATTTGTTCCTTGTGCTGGGCTTACTGAGGGTGTATTACCTGTTCCACCTGCTCTTGGGGAACTTCTTCCACCACCACCACCTGAACCACCATTTCCACCAGCTCCAAGACCTCCTAGTCCTCCAGCTGTTGAAGTAATACTTGAAAAAACTGAAGGGTTTCCGTTAGCACCTGGTTGTGGTTGTGGACCTCCAGCTCCACCGCCTCCTATCGTAATTGGATATGCTTGAGCTGAAACAGATAATCCATCTGGTGCGTTTAATGGACTTGCTGTATATGGATCAGATGTGCATTTACCTTCTCTATAACCACCAGCTCCACCGCCTCCGCTACCATCACCACCAGCTCCACCACCGCCAGCTACGACTACATAAGAAACTTTATTTGATCCTAAAATATTTCCTGCATTTGAAACTGTAAAAGTTCCATCTGATGTAAACGTATGAATTTTATAATCACCTGAAGTTGTTTCAGTTCCACCTGAAGCTGTTACATATGCTGCAACTAAACCTGATGTATCTGAATCATCACCTGTTACAGATTTCCATCCTCTTGTACCATCTACATAAACTAATGTTACTGATTGACCTTTTGTTGTTAAATAAGCGTTTTGGCATACACCATTAATTTTACTAGAGTTTCTTCCTACTATTACGTTATTTGTACAAAAACTACTTCCATAATCATTTATTGCAACAATATCACCAAATGATGGTGAAGATGGTAAATTTATAGTTATTGCACCTGATGAGGTATTTAAAAAATATCCTTTACCACTTACTGCTGTAACTGTTCCAGGACTGTTTGTATAAACTGTGCTACACCAATCTACGGTTCCAGTACGGCCAAAACCTGACTGAGATGCACCAGGATGTAAAGAAACTGTTGCACCTGATCTACCTAAAGTGACAGTAGTTGCATCTACTACTGCAGTTTTACAAGCACCTCCACCAACTGTAATAGTTGTGCCTGATTGTTCTGTAATTTGATCTACTTCTATTTTACTCATTATACTATTACCAATGTTCCTGCAACTGTAACTGTCGCAGTAAATGTTACTGGACCAGCTAATACTGCATTACCTTCTATTAACATATTTTCATCCATTGTTGATGCATGTTCAAATACATCTTCGGATGCAGGTTTATCACCTATATATAAAAC